GGCCTGATCCGCAACGCCAAAGACGCCCAGCGCATGTACAATTACTGGGTCAGCCAGGAAGCCGAGATGCTGGCGCTGGCACCCAAGGCCCCGTTCATTGGCTACGGCGGCCAGTTCGAGGGTTACGAGCAGCAGTGGAAGACCGCCAACACGACCAATTGGCCGTATCTGGAGGTCAATCCTGATGTCACAGATGGCCAAGGAAGCACGCTGCCGCTCCCGCAGCGCGCTGCCCCGCCGCTCGCCCAGACTGGTCTGATACAGGCAAAAATGGGCGCTGGTGAGGACATCAAGGCCACCACCGGTCAGTACGACGCCAGTCTGGGCCAGCAGGGCAATGAACGGTCGGGCAAAGCCATCATGGCCCGCGAAAAGCAGGGCGACACGGGCACCTACCACTACGTTGACAACCTCGCCCGCGCCGTGCGGTACGTCTCCCGGCAGCTTGTGGACATGATCCCCAAGATCTACGACACCCAGCGCGTGGCCCGCATCATTGGCCTCGACGGCGACGTGGACATGGTCAAGATCAACCCGTCCCAGCCCGAGGCGGTCAAGAAGATCACCGACGAGAACGGCATCGTGTTGGAGAAGATCTACAACCCGACCGTGGGCGTCTACGACGTGTGCGTCACCACCGGCCCTGGCTATATGACCAAGCGGCAGGAGGCTCTCGACGCCATGCAGATGCTGCTTCAGAGCAACCCAGACCTTTGGACGGTGGCGGGCGATCTGTTCATCCGCAACATGGACTGGCCGGGCGCGCAGGAGATGGCGGCGCGGTTTGCCAAGATCATCGACCCCAAGGTGCTGGCCGGCAACGATCAGTCGCCCGAGATGCAGCAGGCCCAGCAGCAGATGGAGGCCATGGCGCAGGAAATGGAGCAGATGCACGGTATGCTCCAGAATGCCAGCAAGTCCATCGAGGCGCAGGACGCTCAGGTCAAGCAGTTCGAGGCCCAGGTCAAGGCGTACGACGCCGAAACCAAGCGCATCGCGCTTGTCCAGAACTCTCTGGGGCCAGAGCAGATCCAAGACATCGTCATGGGCACCCTGCACGCGGCTATGGACACTGGCGACATCGTCGGCAACATGCAGGGCCGAGGTGGGATGCCGGGCTTGGAAGAACTTGAGCCTGAGATGCCACCCCAGCCAGACCAGATGATGCCCCCAGAGGGTGAGATGATGCCCCCAGAAGGCCAGATGATGCCCCCGCAAGGAGCCATGTGATGCACAAGTGCGCCGACTTTATCGGGCTGTTTTTCCTCGCGCGCGACGTCACGCACTCGGTCCACCTGAACACGCGCAGCTATGCCAAACATGTGGCGCTGCAGGAGTTCTACGAGGGTATCATCGATCTAGCTGACGCGCTGGCGGAAGCCTATCAGGGGCGTCACGGGCTGCTGGGGCCGATCACGCTGCACTCGGCCAAGACCACGTCGAATGTCGTCGACTTCCTGCAGGGGCAGTTGGACGAGATCGAGGCGGCGCGCTACGAGGTGATCCCCAAGACCGACACGCCACTGCAAAACCTGATCGACGGGATTGTGGAACTGTACCTGTCAACTCTTTACAAACTCCGCTTTCTGTCGTAGGAGCCTGACATGGCGAATTATGTACATCTGACTGCAACTTCTCAGATTAAAGTTGGCGCTGGCAAGCTGAAGAGCATCTTTGTCAGTTCCGGCACCAGCCCGACTGTTGCGGTCTATGACACCGATTCTGGCTCGACCTCCGGTACTACCATGGTCGCCCAGTTCACCGCTGCCACCCCCGGCGTGTATCTGTTCACTGGCGGGGATGACGGTCTTTTCTTCAACAAGGGCGCGTACGTCGTCCTTGGGGGCACCAGCCCCGCAGTGACGATTGCGTATGCTTAACCGACAGGCCGGACAGCCTGGGGAGTAAACGATGGACGAGAACTCCGTTGATGTGGTTGACACCGCATCGGTTCAGGAAGCCACGGCGGCGCCTGAGCCTGTAGTTACGCCGGACGAGCAGGAGGGTGGCAAATCGTTCACTCAGGAAGAGTTGGACGCAATCGTCACCAAGAGGCTCGCACGCGAGCAGCGTAAATGGGAACGAGAGCAGTCTCGGAGGGCAGCGGAAGTTACCCCTCCTCCTGCGCCGCTCCCGCCGGTCGATAGTTTCGCTGATGCTCAGAGTTATGCCGAGGCTTTGGCAGAACAGAAGGCACAGGAACTGTTGGCTCGCCGGGAAGCCGCACAGCAGCAGACGGCTGTTCTTGAGGCATATCACGACCTTGAGGAAGAGGCGCGGGTAAAGTACGACGATTTCGAGCAAGTCGCCTACAACCCCAACCTCCGCGTCACGGACGCTATGGCTCAGACGATCCAGGCTTCTGACATTGGCCCCGAGGTGATTTACTACCTTGGCTCCAACCCGAAAGAGTCTGAACGTATCGCCCGGCTACCTGTTCTGCTTCAGGCTAAGGAGATCGGCAAGATCGAGGCAAAACTTGTCTCGGACCCGCCGGTCAAACGCACATCCACCGCCCCGGCGCCGATTGCTCCGGTGACTGCTCGGACCTCTGGGTCCAACTCGTACGACACCACAGACCCGCGCTCCATCAAGTCGATGAGCACGTCAGAGTGGATCGAAGCCGAGCGGCAGCGCCAGATCAGGAAGTACGAGGCAGCTAACCGTCGCTGATTGCCCCTAGGAGGCATCCATGGCTAATTCACTTCTTACTATCGACATGATCACCAGGAAGGCTCTGGAGATCTTCGAGAACAACCTGGTCCTGACCCGCAACGTCAACCGCCAGTACGACAACTCGTTTGCCGTCGAAGGCGCCAAGATCGGCAGCACCCTCCGCATCCGCCTGCCGGATCGCGCGCTGGTGACTGACGGCGCCGCTCTGCAGGTGCAGGACGACAACGAACAGTTCACGACCCTGACCGTGTCCAGCCAGAAGCACATCGGCGTGAACTTTACGTCCGCCGAACTGACCATGCAGTTGGACGACTTCGCAGAGCGCGTGCTGAAGCCTCGTATTTCGCAGCTTGCCAGCAGCGTCGATAACGACGTGGCCAACGCTTACAAGGGCATCTACGGCTCTGTCGGCACGCCGGGCACGACCCCCAGCACCTCGCTCGTCCTGCTTCAGGGCCAGCAGAAGCTGAACGAGTACGCCGTCCCCATGGACCCGCGCTACGCCACCGTCAACCCGGCCGCCAACGCCGGTCTGGTCGAGGGCATGAAGGGTCTGTTCAACCCGACCGACACCATCAGCCGTCAGTTCAAGGCTGGCCTGATGGGCACGGGCGTGCTGGGCTACAATGAGATTGCGATGTCGCAGTCCATCGTGAACCACACGACCGGCACGCGGTCCACCTCGGACACGATCCTCGTCAACGGTGCGATCAGCACGCAGGGCGCCACCACCATCGCGCTCGATGGCGGCACCGGCTCGGCCACGATCAAGCAGGGCGACGTGTTCACCATCGCTGGCGTGTACTCGGTCAACCCGCAGACCCGTCAGTCCACCGGCTCGCTGCAGCAGTTCGTTGCAACTGCCGACGCGACTGCTTCTGGCGGTGCTTGGTCGTCTGTGTCGATCTCCCCGGCGATCTACACCCCGACCAACGCTCTGGCCACGGTGGACTCGTTCCCGGCTGACAACGCGGCGATCACCTTCCTTGGTTCCGCCTCGACCGTCTACCCGCAGAACCTGATCTACCAGAAGGACGCGATCGCGTTCGCCACGGCCGATCTGCTGCTTCCGCAGGGTGTGGACATGGCCTCGCGCCAGGTTCACAACGGCATCAGCCTCCGCATTGTTCGTCAGTATGACATCAACAATGACCGGATGCCTTGCCGTATTGACGTGCTCTACGGCTACAGCGTGATCCGCGCGCCCGCCGCCGTCCGTCTCTGGGGCTAATCTTAGCTTAGGAAAGGTACTACTATGGCTCTTCCCTCTGTAGGCGGCGGTTACCAGGTCGGTGACGGCAACCTGTCTGAAGTGACGCTCGGCGATCAGGGCACTGTTGCCACCGCCACCGCCACTGCCACCCTGACTGTCGCGCAGATCACTGCCGGCATTCTCTCGGCCAACCCCGGCACGACGGCGGCCAGCTACACGCTGCCGACCGGCACGCTGATCGACGCCACGCTGACCAACGCCAAGG